GCCCCTAGGGATTAGCTAGGGGCTAGTAGTGGATGGGTGATTACTTTTTTAATTTGAAACTAGCCACAGCAGCGATCAATGAAAACTTTATGGCTAGGGTTTTATTAGGCAAACCAAACTTTTCCATAATCTGCCTGATCAATTCGTTGTCCCCTTCTGTTAACCTAAAGGACTGCCTAGGGGTATTACCCTTGGGTTCTGGTTTCATTATTTGGTCACCTCTGGCTCTATCAGAAAATAGAAACTTTCAAGGCTATTGAGCATCTCAACAAACGCAGTGGCATCTTCACCCCATGCTGGAAAATATTTGTGATCTCGGATAGCATTTGTTATCTCATCAATAACATCACTGGTTTCATCCTCACCAACTCGTTCTGACACCCACAAGCGCAAATCAGTAACAGTCGTAAAAATCTTCATGCCTATAACCCTTTGTGTTTGGCTAACCGAATTGGTTAACCTTATACCTATAGTTTATAATGTGTCACGACAACTGTCAAGACAACCTAGGAAGATTTATTAAATAAAATAGCATTACTGTCTAGTTTGGAACAAGAAACCATTGGCCAGTCAGGATGACAGGACTGCCATCTTCCCGCATTGCTGTGCCTTTAATTGTTTCTTTTTGGTATTCATGTGCCCCAACAGTAAACTGGATTTTGTCATTATTTTTCCATTTACCCTGATATATTTTTTCCGTAACTTTTGTTCCATCATCTCGGTAAAAAGTTGCTTCTACACTAACATCATTAAGATTTTGGTTTGTATTATTTCTAATTCTGAAACGATCTTTCTTAAAGAAGCTATCATCCCTGTTAAACCATTCTGCTTCAAATTCTGAGAAGGTATTTTTAGTAGCTTCTTGGGCAACACTATCTGCTTTTTTGTTACCTGAGGGCCACGGAAATAAAATTAGCCCAGTAATTAGACAGGCAGCAATAGCACTAACATACCAATTGTTAATCAAAACAGGCGCATCTTTATTATCCATGGTTCCATCCTCATGAAAGAGTAATGAAACCATGCTATCAGATCACTTTTGGGATACCAAGATTATTTTACTTTTAACAGGCTTACCAGATTTATTCTTCTTTGAATCTCTGATTCCTGCTCCTGTTTTTGTGCTAAGAAACTTGACAGACTTCTTAAGCCTATTTCAGTATTTAAATAGGCTGGATAAGTTACTGCTGACACATCATGAAGGTCTACATCGAGCAGGGTTCTAATATTCTTTTCCCCCTCTTTATCCCATGCATCCTTCTTGGTGATGAATGCAAAACTCATCTGGGTAACATCTCCCCTAGACATGCTAACCATTAAATCCCTTGCATAGCTGGTGTCCGGTGGAGTAATTTCTACAAGCAGACCTTCAGAATCCACTGAAAGATTAAGAGTGCCACTGGTGGACCTACCTAGGATTAGGTTCTGATCATGGTTAATAAGTGCGCGAACATCTGCACCCTGTGCCAGTGATCGGGTAAAAGCTTTGGGGTCAATCTGTTCTAGGAATCCACCCAAGTCCTGAGATCGGTTAGGGCTGAACTTGGCAGCATAACCCACCAGTTTTTTCCCATCCGCTTCAACTCGGAATTCTGTGGTGAATCGTGTTTCTAGTTTAACCATGATGTTTTCTCCCAGTTAGCTTTGGTATCGATCCAGTTTTCTAATTTAGCATCGGCCAAAAGTTTTAGATTTCTTGGGGTGGCACTTCCTGCAAGATCCAACCATTCAGCCTTCAATGCTTCACAGTGATCTGCAGCAGCTCGGACACCACCACCCGATTCCGGCTGAATGAATTCAAGGACAGGTTCCAAAATAATCTGGACCCTCTCTTGATGGGCTTCCAAAAACTTTTCTAAGGATGGTATGAATTCCCCAGGCTTATTAGAAATCCGGCCAAGATGATTGGCTTCAATCTTGCGGATTTGTTTCCTTGCAGCTTCCAACAGTTTGGCAAAGCCAAAGGTATTTTGTTGGGGTGCAGGTGCTGGATCGGGCAGGGGTGGGGTTGGCATCTGTCCTAAAGTTTTTGCCTGATCTACTGCTGCTGGTGTTTGCCCTGGTCCAAAGGCAGGGTCCATGTTTTTTGGAATCATGTAGGCATCACCACCTTCAAATGGTGGTAGGTTCTCCAATGCTCTCACATCATTTCTAGATAACCATCCCCAACTAAGCGCACTAGCATAAAATGCTGATCTGCCTGCAGTGTCACCCCTTAGCAATGCATCTTGATTATGTTCAGCATAAAGTTGGTCAAGGCTACTAATCAACTTGAAGTTGATTTCCTGTTCCCACCTAATCAACCAAGGGCGCAAAGTTTCCTGAAGGAATGCTAGGTTATCCTGCTCTAGACTACTGTAAGTTCCTGCGCCTGCACCAATTTTGCTGGCTGGAATCTTAAACCATCGTGCCACTTCTTGAAGTTGAAAAGATCTACTGGCTATCCACTGGGCATCGTCTGGTGGGGTTCCGATTGTTTGGTAGGTTACACCATTCTGAAGTATGGCTACTCGATGTGCATTTTTTACAGTCGCATGCATATCTTCCCATGATTTACGCATGTTCTGGATAGCTTCTGAATTTAGTTTCCCTGGTACCGAGATGACCCCAGCAGGTTTGCCACCCTGACCAAAGAAGGTTGATCCGAATTCTTCAACAGCCATTCCAAGACCGATTGAATTTTTAGCCTGGGCAATTACTGAATAGCCTTTGACACCATCAAAAGACAGGCCTTTGATATGCAAAATCTCAGTGGTCAGAAAGATTACTGATCCGTATTTGTAATACAGTTCGCCTTTTTCATCACGCACAGGTTCCACAAGTGATGGATCCATTGGCCAAAGTTGTTGCACTCTGCCAGTGTTTTTATCCCTAACAATTTCTGCATAGCCATTACCCCAAACGAGCGCATGCCCCATGAGGGTTTCACGAAAAGTTAAGGCAGACATCTCTGGGTTTGGTTGGTCATGAAGGATTCGATAAAGTGGATGATCATTAGCCTTTGACCTTGAACCATCATGACCCCTTCTAAATACTTGCAAGGGCAGACTGGCTACACCTTCAGAGATTGCCCGAACTGCTGCCCACACTGCGCTGTAGGTAAGGGCTGAAGCTTGATTAACATTCTGGCCAGTAGTGCTTATGCCTGTGTAGGTCCATGATCCTGAATCACTAATCAAACTATATCCAGCAAGTTTGTTTACAGTGTTTGCAAATAGGGATCTTAGGGATTTAAATGGCATGATTTACAGGAATTCTATCCCTGCTCCTGTGGTTTCAGTGTGTGTTTCAGCTCCTGCCGTAACCATCCACCTGCCTAGCCCCATGACTAAAGCTATAATCCCATCGATCTTATCACGGCTCTTCTTTTTGGACAATTTGTAGTTATTGTTATCGTCAAGGCTTACTGAGATGTTGCCAAGGTTCCAGCGCAAAACAGGGTTTCCATCGTGTGAAATCTGCTTGGCTAGTATCCATTCCTCTAATTTTTTGGTGGGTGGTGATAGGTTGGCAGGAGTCTGCCCAAACTTTACCATGCTGAAATCATCTGACAGCTCATGAACAATCTGGTCACTGTGCCAAGGGTCGTATGCAATCTCTTGAATCTTGTAGATTTCGCCCAGTGCCATGATATCCCTTTTGATCTGCCGATAGTCCACACGATTACCAGGAGTAGCTGTTATTTTTTTAGCCTTAACCCATGGCTTAATTCTGAATCGGTTTAACCTCTCCCGCAGTTTGTCGGCTTCTTCAGGTGCCCAGTAGAAGGGCAGAACATAGTGTGGTTCATCTTCATTTTCACTTGGGAAAAAAAGTGTTAGGGCAGTCATATCCATGGTTGCACTTAGATCCAATCCTGCCCAGCATTCACGACCAGTAAGATCTGGAGTTGGTATCTGGCATTCATCCCACTTAAGTGGACTGATCCATCTAACATCCGTTTCAATCCATTGATTTAAATGATCCCTTCTAAAGGCTGCTTCTAGTGCTGGATTATCTTTGCACTCCTGAACCTTCTGGTGAAAGTAAGCTGGCTTAACAGTGATCCCATAACCAGGGTTAGCTTTCTTCCAAGTTGCTTCAGATGTCCAGTCATCATCCAAATCAGCAGCAAAGATTTTTGCATAGAATGTTTTGTCCTGAATAGTTCCATCCAACCATTTCATAGCCTGACTGTGCATGTCATGGCAGAAACTAGTTCGATCACTTCCAGCAGTGGTAATCATCACGCAGAGTGGTTGCCTTCTAGCTAGGGTTCCAGTCATTAGGGTGTCATAAAGTTCGCGCGATTTCTGGGTGTGCAGTTCATCAATCACAATTCCATGAGGGTTACCACCATGGGCAGTATGTGCATCTGCTGAAATGGACTTATAAAAGCTTTTAGTGTCAGGATAGATGATGGTATTTTTGAATGGTTGCAGTTTAGCAGCTAGTGGTGGGCATGCTTCAACCATGTTCTTAGCTGAATCAAAACAGATGTGTGCCTGTTCTCTGGAAGCTGCTGCGGAATAGATCTCTGCGCCTGGTTCACCTTCTATCAAAAGCCACAATGCAATTGCTGATGCTAGGGTTGTCTTGCCAGCTTTCCTTGGAACTTCCAAGTAGACTTGCCTGATAATCCTGTTTCCATGCTTATCTACTTTCCCAAACACTTCACGCAGTATTTCCTTTTGCCATTCTTGAAGGGTGAATCTCTTCCCTGACCATTCACCCTTGTGATGTTTCAAGGCTCGTTCGATGAATGGAATGATCAATGGATCTGCAGTTTTTTTCTTGGGTTTCTTAATCGCCATTGGCACCAATATCCACACCACAAAGATCCTTGATCCAATTGCCCTGGCTAACCACAGGATCAGAAACCATCTTGGATCTGCTCATAGGCGAAAGCCCAAGAGATTTTCCAAGGGTGGACAGTCGGGCTGATAAACTGGTTAGTTGATCTACTGCTGGATCACTTTTCTTTGGTCGGCCATCTTCTTTGATGAATCCACCTGAATCATTAATCTGTTGCTGGCACCTGACCACCTGCGAATACATCGCACAATAAACAGCGATAGCATCAGCATCCACGGATGAAAGAATAGCCATTGGTTTTAGACCTGTCAGAAGATCGTGCCATTTTTTCTGACCGATTGCATCCAACCAGTCTGGCATTCTTGGGTCGTTCACATCCCATTCAACAGGTGATGGGTTTACTGTCGATGGTCTTGGGTTTGGATTAAGAGACAATAGTTGTCTCTTATTAGGTTTTCTACCTCTAGTCATAACATCACCTCATTTTGCCCTAAAAAATCATGCAAAAATCTCGTTTTTTTCGAGAAGGTACTCCCGCCCCCCTGCTGGATTTGTTGACCCCCCCCTACCTGCCGTTCTGTCATGTGGTTTTCCCCTGAGATTTTGAAGGTTTTCATTTTTTTCGCCCCCAAGTTTCATGCCATGTCTTAGAGTTGTGGCAGGAAACACACAAAGGTTGCAGGTTTGTCTTGTGGTTTGTGCCACCTTGTTTCAAAGGTTGGATATGATCCACACAGGTGGCTGGCCCTTGGCATCCACGACATAAGGGTTCTTCTCTGAGGATAGCTAGCCTTATTTTTTCCCATGCTCGGCCATAGCCTCTGCGGTGTGGGCTTGGTCGGTCTGTGCGCCTTACCTGCGCTGGTCTTGGGTTGTGCTTCTTGTGATCATGATCTGATGGCATCATGCACCTGCTATGGTTAGGTGGCATTCTGCGGGTCTACCATCACCTTTGGAGTAGGTGACTAGCAATCGGGTAAGGTGTTGACAGTTATCTTCCTGAATGATTCCTATGTGCTGCAACAGATCCAGCACAGGTTTCCAGCAGTTATCCAAATCGCGATCCTTGCGCCATCCTGACCCACCAATGATGACCATGGTAATTGCATAGGGTGGATTAATTACCTTGCCCTTCTTAGTAAGCATTGCCATTAGTTCAGCAGCTTTGTGCCAATCAACATATTTTTTGGATCGGTAGACTTGACCCCTGCGGGATGCCCGAAAGATGTGATTTGCGCTCGGTGGTATTGGAAGCTCTAGCCTCATTCCCCCATTTTTGCCGATAATCCTTTAGATACAAAATCTCAAGGACTGGATTTAGCCCTTGACAGCTTAGCCTTGGCAGTCTGCAGTTGAAACTTTAACAATCTTCTCTCATGCCTTAGCTGTTTAATCATGGCTTTCTGTTTGCCTAATAGGATCATCAATTGTGTAGTTGTTCTGGCTTCAGATCCGCAGTAATTGCAGACACCATACCTAAGCATCCTGATCCTTAAACATCTCCTGCAAGTGCCTTCAGTAATAACTATTCTCCTACCATTTTAAAGTTTCGGGTGGGGTTAAATACTCTTGCTCTATCGTGATCCGGTGCAGCCCTTCATGCCACCAGTGTTCTTTAAGCCTGTCCACAACTTCACCATGGATGCTGCCTATGATCTCAACCGATATAGTCTCAGGTTTGCTGGGGTGTTCACTTTGGACTACACACAGCACATATCGAACCTTGGTATCTAATTTATGAGGTGTGATAATTAGCCAGGGGATTGGGTCAGTGATCAAATCCCTAGTCTTGACATCCAGTCCTGGCATATCTGTGCCACCATCGGTCAGGGATTGGGATTCATGAAGGTATGCCTGTTGCTGCCAAAACTCTGAAAGATCACCGTATAGCCATTCCCACAAAGCTGCCTCACCTGCAAGCCCACAAAACTGGTTATAGGTTCTGGCCTGCTCTTCAGAGATGCCAAACTTAGTCATCCTCTGAATATGGATCGGCCAGTTATTTTTTTTAAACCAGAGTGATTTTGCTTCACCAATTCGCCAAAGTAAATTTGTAGTGTGTGGACCAAAATCAATTAGCATGGATTCCTTTTCCGGTTGCGGGATCCATCCCTAATCAGATTTTAGCCGTAAGTTCTGACCGATGCATCCACTATCATTCTTGCTGGTGGTTCCTCTACTGGTTTCTCCTTAAACCTTTTGGCTATCCGGTCTAGGATATCATCCAAGGGTTTGTTTCCATTGGGTGCTAAGTCATTCAGGGTTTTAGCTAGGTTGCGTTCGGATTCTTCACATGCTGCCATCTGGCGCATCCAGTCTGGATTCCTGAGTTCATAAATTTCCAAGGTCATGATGGATTTTTTGCCTTCACCTGAAGCAGTGCTTTTAAATGGCAAACTGTTAATACAAATACAGCTTACCCAGCATTTGCTTTTGGATGACCAGATCCCATTTTTCACATGGGCTAAGAATGGCACCAGAACTAGACCAGTGCCCCTGCACATCGAGCAATCGGAAACCTCAGGTTTAATTGTTCTGCGGTAATTCTCCCTGCGGATCCGTAAAGCCTTTTCTAATTCGTGAATGGTTTCCTCTCTTTTGAATATTTTGACCCCTGTCAGATCCTTGGATGCTGCCAAGAGTTCTTCAGGTCCATAACCCTCTGATGCAAAATAGGTTGACCAGGCTAAAAGCATTTTAAGTTCTCTTTCTTGATCCCAGCCGTAGAAGGTGGAATGAAACTGAATCCAATCGGGCCAATCGAAATAAGCTGCGGTTGAGTCAATAGTGATATTCATGGTTGAACCCTCTGTGGTAACTGAAATCCTCTAGGCATTGCTGATAAAGCTGCCTGCAGGTCAGGCTTGGCTTTGCCATTGGTTTGGAAGCTTCTTGGTTGAGCTGGCCTATCTGTTTGGGTTGCCATCCATCTGGACAGGAATGATGGCATTCCCTTTGCCGTTTTTCGCTTAGATGTATTGGTCTCTGCCCAAAGCTTGGCTTTTTTAATCCAATCCAAAATAGGGGCATCTGGATAGGCTTCTTGGATCTGATCAAAAAGCTTTTGAGTTAGTGACCATGTCTTTGGATTTCCTACACATGGAAAGATCATTTCAGGTTGGTAAAGTTCTGAGCTGGTTGGCTCAGAGATGGGAACCAGCTCAGAGCAGGTGTCTGCCTCTCCTCTTCTCTCTCTCTCCTCTGTCTCTTCCTCTTCTCTTCTCTCCTCTACTCTAGGCACTGTTTTGCACACATCTGCTTGCAGGTTGCTAGCATCTGCTTGCATAGTGCTAGCATCAACTTCAATAATTTGAAATAAACCTTTATCCAGTAATGACTTAATACCTTTTAGGCATTCAGCATCAGTAACCCTCAACACCACTGCAATGTCTTCAATGCTGTAAGGTATGTGTCCATCTGTATAGGTACTAGCTAAAATCCACAACATGGGGCAAAGTGACCTGCCGAACACATCTAGCCTAAGAAATGCAGGGTCCATCAGGCACCCTCTGTGCAGTTTTATCCAGGGTGGATTCCTGTTCTTGTAGTGTTGAAAGTTGGACCAGTTTTTAGGTACTAGGAATTGCATTTTTCTCTCTTTAGTTATGGGTGTGGTAATTCCCCCACCCTGTTATAAAAACCCACTGCAAAGTTCAACCGGCCGTGTCTCACTCCCAGGTAGGATGAGGTGGCCCAGTGCAGTGGATTACTCCTTTAAACTGTTGGCTATCGCCAGATAAGCTGCTGCATCTTCCAATGAATCCTGATGATGCCCTTTAGATAACCTTGCGATCTTAAGCTGACACATCATGATTGCGACATCGTATGGGGTGACTTCTGATCCAAGATACTCAGACCAGTAAAGCGCAATCTTGGTAAAGCTAACTACTGGGGTTTCATACTCGCAGGCCCTTTCCCTGATCAGGTCATAGCACCTCTCAAAGAATGCGCTGATGTTTTCATGTTCATCTGGTGGTAGATGTGGGATGGGTTCAAAAGTCATAGGTTTTCCTTATAAATATCTAAATTAAGAAAGCAGTTTTTTGCCGCACTCTGTGCAAACCAGCTTTAGCAAATCTTTGTTTTCCGCAATGTGTAACCACTCATGGCTGTTAATCCACTCGTTGATTTCATTTCTTGTCCAGAAGATTGGACTAGTCTTGCCACACTCGTAGCAGTTGCCTTGGTTGGTAGCTACACTGATAGGGAATATGTATTCATCTTTGGGTGCTGTAAGCATAGCAACATGCTGACCCATAAAGATAACCCTGAAATCATGCCAAGCATCAAGATAAGAAAGCCCGCCTGGACCCCATGTGTTCATTCTTGGCATCTGAAGAAGTGCCATCCTAAATAGCCAGTTCCTGAAATCATCTTCAGTTTTAATTAAATATTCTCGATGAACCATTGCCCCATCATTTGGACCACCTATATATTGCCCACTCCAAGTGAAAGCATGATCCCAGTTGCAGGTTAAATAATTAGCCTCTATAACTTTTACAATGTTTTTAATAGCAGACTTGTTCCCCAGTCCCTGCACTAAATGACCTACACTAAAGTATGGGTCATCATAGCTCATCGAGTCAAAGGTTAGGTCTTGGGGAAATGGTGTCTTTTCCAGTTGTTCTAGTTT